CTTGTCAATAGCGCTTGGAGGTATCATTTTGAATTTTCCACTAAACGCTGGTTGCCTATTAAAACCAAATATAGCATTTGCAAAAGGACTGTTTAGTTGTCTTCTTGCGTTTTTCACTCCCTTTACTCCAGTATCTACAAAGCCAGAATAATTAGGCATAGTAAACCGAACAACTGGTGTTTTATCAAAGCTACCTATCACAGAGCTTGTAATCTTAGACGCTAAATTGTTAGAGCCTTTTAGGTTTTTTTTAGCATCTGCTGTTTGTTTTTTAGCAAAGCCTTGTAATACTCGTATAGAATTTTCAAAAGCCATTATGCGCCTGTATTCATAGTTTGTGGAACATCACAAAGGTTGTTAGTATTTTGACACGTTACATTAAAAATTGTAGACCAGCCTGTCAATATATTATCAAATCTTGCTTCAAACGGAGTTATAGACATAGGCAACTCAAGTTCAACTCCTGCGTCTACATAACTTCCTGTCTGTATGCTTTGTCTAAAATTAGCTATAACGTCTCGCATAATATTTAAAGTGTACGAATGAGCATCGACTCTTGGCGTTATTCCTACTGAGGGTTTGTTCGAATCTTCTAAATTAGCTAATTGTGTTTGGTCAGCTATTATAATTTCAAAAGAATAAGTAATAGTTTGAGCGTCCACAGAAGCTGGTTGCGGAGACAAATATAGAAACGGAAAGTCTTCTAAGTTCATTTTGTTGATGTCAACCTCGTTCATAGTCCCTCTTGAAAAACTTTGCAACTGAAAATGGTTTGTAGTAATTCTGTCAAAAATATAGACGAATTGTCTATAAGTCATATTTCTTGGTGTGCGGTTATTTAATGTCGCCATTCTTTTCTTTTTCTAGTATAAATTTATCTTGCTTATATGCAAGAAATGTTAGTGCTTGATAGATACCTATTTTAGTAACTGCATCTATTTTAGTTATGTCTCCAGAAGCCATGTCATATAATAAAGGGTACCAACCCCATTTGTCGACATATCTTTCTTCTGTTGTTACTCTACGTTCTAAGCCTGTGCCTTTATTTTGTACTATGTCAGTTTGTCCAAATAATTGCGAGAATCTACTATAAGTTCTTTTTCTAAATGAAAAAAAAAATTGAGAACACCTAGCGCATAACCCATTGGAAATTGCAACATTGCCTCTGTCTTTTCTGGTGTCGGCTCGTAGTCCTCAACATTATAGCGTCCCCACCTGTCCTCTTTGCTTGTCTGCTTTCTGTACAAAATAGACATTATTTTATGTAGATTATTTATTGAGTCACTACTATATGTCTCTAAATCTACAAACTCTCCTGTTGTCATTTCTGACATATTAGGAATCATAGAGTATATGTCTTGATTAAAACTAACGTGCCTCTCTGCTTTAATATCAGACGGATCATCTTTGACCATTTTAATCAATATGCTACCAATCTTTTCTACATCTTTTAAGGCAACCTGCTTCAAATCCTTTTTTGACACCTTGCAAAACAAGCTAATCATGTCTAGCATTTTCTGCTTTTCGCTTTTCTTACTATCCATTATTACCATAAATTTTTGATAATCTTCGATAGTGATGTCGTTCCAATTATCTGGAACAGTTAGTTTAATCTGCTTCATTTTTTATAAATATAAAAGTTATTAATTTGTTTTAGCTAATATAATACTTACCAGAATAAGACACCATTAGCTTATTTAAACATACATATCTAACCGCGTCGATGGCGTGATTAAACGCGTCTATTGGCTTGTTTGTGATTTCGTTGTTCTTGTCTTTAATCCATTTGTAGTTTCTAAATTCTTTAATAGCATTGACACTTCTTTTAGTAATATTTAGCTTATGTCTTTTCATGACATCAATTCCAATTCGTATAGAATCAGCTCCCTTTTTAGCTGGCTTTATATTAACGCCTGTGTTCATTCGATAGAGTTCTTCGATACTCTTAGGCTCGCTAGAGTCGGCAAAACACTCAGTCCCTCTTTCTATTTTCATGTCTTTTATTCTCGCTCCTATGTCTTGGTTTGTTAGTCCTCGTTCGTATAATAGCTCATCAATATATAAATCAAGGTCGTGTTTATACACGCTTACAATTGTAGTAGGATCAGCAGAATAGCCAAAGTCAAGTCCCAAAGCGATAGGCTTTGCATTGTCTGGTACTTTGTCCACTATGTTAAATGAAGGAAATATAGTCTCAGTAGACACACCACGCAAGCCTTTTCCAAACACATTGTAAAGATTTTCGTCTACTTCTTTTAAGCGTTCTATTTCAGAAATTGTAGCCTCTTGCAAAAATGGATTGTCTTTGTATGTTGATATATGAAAGTCAACATCGTCTCTGTCTGCGTCTATTATGTGTGTGTAAAGCCAGTGAAACTCCTCACTAGGATTGAAGTCTATTATGATTTTAAACTTTGTTCTAAGCGATAATTGAAGGAATGTGTCCATTGAAAACTCATTGCACTCATTTAAAAAAAGCACTTCTCTTTGTCTTCCCCTAATCTTAATTTCAGAATCGGTACTAATAAACTCGAAATAGTTACCATAGAGCAAGTATATGTGATTAGACTTATTGTGGTTTCGCTCATTATATAGATTCTCGTTTTTAAGAATGTCAAAGAAATCACGCATGGCTGTTGCTCTTAAACTCGGAAACGTTTGTCTAGCTATCGTTATATACAGTCCTTTGCCTTTGTTCTTATAAGCAAACTCTATTAGTGCTAACAATATAGAATAAGTCTTACCGCTTCTTGTACCGCCTTGTAGAACGCATATTCTTTTAGTTGAGTTCTTTACATCATAATATGGCTTAGCTTGTTTCTTCATCGTCATTAATCCAAGACGGAGGACTAGCACTCACATTGACGTTTTGGTCTGGTAGTCCCTCTATCCTGTCTAAAATTTCTTTAATTGCTTTGAGCTTTTCATTATTATTTGAGTCCTTATGGAACGCTATTTGTATTAACATCTTTGCTATTGGAGAACCAAAGTCTCCTATTCCGCCCATATTTTGATCCTGTGTTGCTAATAATTCTTTTAATACAGTAGCTACATTTCTTCTACCTTTAGGTCTTCCACGTTTCTCTGGTTGATTCTCAGAACTAAATTGTGTTGATTTGTTTGGAAATTTATTCATGATTCCGTTTTTATACCGATTTCTTTAATGTTACGTTATAGCCTTGCTCCTTCAATTCTAAGTGTATTTTCTCTGCTTCTAAGGCATCTTTAGTCTTTACTGATACTATATAGCTATCGTCCTTCTTTTCTTCTATTTTGTCTATATTTAGTCCTAGCTCTATTTCTTTAAAACCCCAGTCCTTTAGTTCTTCTATTTCAAAGTTACTTAATAAATCAAAGTCCCAGTCTCCACCACTTTTGTTTAACCTTATATTAAGTTCTCTTTCTTGTTCTTTTGACAAGTCTAATATTACACAAGGAACTTTTGGAGGATATTCCCAGTCTACTTTTTTAGATGCTTCATTTAATATAGCAAATCTTTGATGTCCTCCGATGATTGTGTTGTCAGAATTTATTATTAAGGGATCAACTATTCCAAACTTTTCTATTGACTCTTTTAAGTCTTTAACTTGTTTTTTAGTTATCTGTCTAGGATTGTATTCCGCTGGCTTTAACTTACTTAGTTCTATGTCTTTTATTTTCATATATTTTTTTGTATTCTATTTTAGCATATACTTGATGACATACATTCTCTAAATGTTTTATGCGACAAAACATATTAAACATTGAATCGCTTTCTGCTTTTATATGACAATCGCGACACAGTCCGCACAAATTTTCTATGTAGTCACGCTCTTTTTTTGAACCAAACTTAGACTGTTTAGTGAGGTGGTGTATGTCAGTAGCTTTAGAGCCGCACATCATTTCGCACAATATTATATCGTCTTCGACATAATCGAAAAAGTCCATATATATTTTAGTGTGTCTTTTCAACTCTCTTAGGTAGTTTGTGCAGGTCATCACTAGGCAAAGACAATATAAAATCGCCACCACAAAAGTAGCATTTGCCTTTTTGAATTAAACTAACCATTGCGCAACTGCAACAGAATCTAAATATTTGTTCTTCTTTTTTCATACCTCACAGCTTTTTTCATATACTCTTTGCAAATTATCCATTGTTTTCTTATTGCAAGAATTACAGCTTGACCATTTAGCCTCTGCGTTAAACACTGCTTTATATATCTTGCCTAAGATAAATTGGTTTTCCCTAGTTACTCTTTGACCTTTTTGAACGCTCGGCATAACTTCTTCGTATATTTTTTTCTCGTCTTTAGTAAAAGGGCGTATGTTTTTAAAGTTTGGAAAACGCTCATTCATAAGCCGTTGCCTCTCATCACAGCCGCAATCTCCAAAGATAGTTTTGACCATTTTTGAAATTCCTGTTTTGTCTGTGAACGCTTTGATGTCGTCCCCCAAACCGCGTGATTTTTCTACCATATTGCAAAAATTAAAAGTGTTAATATTATTAATGTTGTTATAGCAACTATTATGTTTGCTAAAGTGTCCTCGTTAAATCTCATCTTGTAATATCTTTTTTACTTTTACTATCGACTTATAGAGAGTATTCCTATTGATTCCGCATTGCTTGCTAAATTGATTGAGTGACATACCTGTCATTGTGTATATTCGGAAGCACTCCGAATCAAACCAGTGTATCTCTTTTAACCTTTTCTCTATTCTCTCTATGTCTTTTTCCATTTGTTTCTTTAACTTTACGCCGTCTTCGTCTATTATTCTATGTATTCTACTAGGCGTGTTGTTAATATATTGATCTTCCCACGTTCCCAATACAAATCTCTCGTCCATTATTTTATAATACTTTCTATATTTCTTAAAAAAAGGAGACGTTTTGCTATGATATTGATTAACCATTATTCTAGCTATCCAAAAGATAAGCTCCTTTTTGTCTATTAGTTTTTCTATCTTTTCTTTGTTGCTATCGTATAACGCCACAATAGTATCGTGCAATAAGTCGTCACTATCATACTTCTTGCAACTCGTAATCTTGTCGGACACTTGTTTTAGCTTCCGATAATTCTTTTCTAAATATTGGTTTAATTTCGACACAATTATTTATGCTTGGCGTTTCTATATTTTTAAGCAAATCGTATTCTGTTTTGGACATTTTGCTTGCCTCTATTTCTACAACATCAAACCTCTCGTGTATTTTTTTATATATATAAGACAAATTTATATTGTCTTTTTTTAGATAACGCAATATATAATTTTGTTCTCTATGTATTTCCCCTTGCTGATAGATTATTGTGAACAACCAATTGTTAGTATCTGTATAGTCCCAGAACAATCTTTCGTTCCTGCTATTAAAAAATGTTCTCTTAGCTTTCATTAATATTCTTATAAACTTAAGTAATTTTGTAATTCGAATAATGTTTCATCTATACCGCGACACACAACAGATTTATATTTTCTTTTGCTTAATTGCTCAATCCATTCTAACTGTTCTTTTGTAGGTTTATTATAACCGACTTTTAATTCAATGGCTAAGCCGTGATAACCTCCGCGAGGTTCATAAATAAAAATGTCTGGAAAACCACGCTTATAGCCAGATTTTTTTGCTCTCATTCTAACAGAAACGTGTGGTTGATAATTGCCTCCCATACTTCCACAATATAGAACATTGCTTAAATCTAAGTATTTACATACTGCTTTTTGTAGTTCGTATTCTTTCATATAAAATTTTTTTTTCTAAATATAACTAGCATTGAAGGTCGCATAGCTGAATTTTTTGCGTTTCCATTTTCGTCTTCAAATTTTAATCTCCCTTTAATAAATCTTAACTCTCCAATTCCATAACAATAATTATGAAACCATTTTGTGTCAGTATTTGAAAAGGTTAAAAAAACACACAATTCTGCGTTACCAAATTTCAACTCATAATGTGCCTTTTTTAAAAATCCAATTACATTACTATAAGGAGGGTTTATAAAATTTCTTTTTCCCCAGTCTATTTGTAGTCCGTCAAAATCTGAATTTAAAGGACAGGGATCAAAATCAAAATTAAACTCACTATTTAATTCATTATATAATTTTTTAGGCGTTGCCCAGTTATCTGATTTTTTACTTTGAAATAATTTTATTTGTTGTTCATTCATTTTTTTATCCATTTAGCGCCTGCATTTGGATTGTATTCTGTTACATATCCAAGTGTTTTAAGGTGTTGTTCATATTCTTTTTGTGAAGAAGCATCTAGTCTTTTCATATATAAAGAGTCGTAGTGATCTGGAAACCTATTCTTTTGCTTATTAAAGCCATTATTTATCCATCGTTTAGCTCTTAAGCTCAATGACCATGTGCGCTCAGTCTCCCACCTCATCTTGCTTTGTGACTTATTTAACTCTGACCAGTACAAGAAAAAGTCTTCTTTGTCGTCTTTATTCATAAAATCTAAATCGTGAATGGCGTTTTTAAACGCAACTATTCTATCTTGTATTTTACTTTTGTTTACTTTACTTATACTTTTACTTATACTTTTACTAGCATTGCGTTCGCTATGCGGTTGCATTGCAATTGCATTATTCCAACGTTTTTTAGCGTTCTCTTTAGCTTTTACGCTCTTTGTATTAATTTCTTGTATGTGTTTATTTAAACGCCTAGAATAAAAACAGCCGTCCTCAATGACAAATAAGTCAAAGTCTTCTATAACTGATCTTAATTTGTTAGCATCACATTGTAAACCATAAGCTAAAATGTCATACTGGCTAACACAAATTTTGTTTTCTTCCGAAAATAATAATTCTAATATTGCAAAATAGATTCCGTAAAATTCAAAACCGCCAGCGCTTCTAAGTCTTATTAGCTTTAAGTCATTGCGTGCGTTTGAATCGTGATTGAAGTATGTTTTTTTCATAGTGTTTAAAATAAAGATAGTGCCTACATTAAATATAGAAAAAGTTTAAAACATATAAAACAAGTAATAACATAGGCACTATCGGAACTAACTAAAAGGGTGGGTTTTCTGTTATAGTGTAATTAACATCTTGCTCTAAATTAATGTGTTTAACCATTAAAGTATTAAAGAATCTGCCTTTCCACTCGTTAGACTTAATATAAAACTCTATCGTAGCATAACTATCTAGCTTAACATTATGCTCATGAACAGCTATTGCCTCTTTTCCAAATATCTCAAACTGGTATTTGTGTTCGAAATCTGTTTCAGTTTCTATAATTGTTATCAACATTTTTTCATAAGGATCACCGCCCTTTTTGTTTTCAATAGTTTCTTTTTTTTTGTCTATTATTTTGCCTCTTAATTTATACATGATTTTTAATTTATTGATTATTACTTCTTTTAAATGCGTCTGCCTCATCTTCTCCAAATACTTGATGACGATATAGACCGACGAGTTTAAGACACGCTCTGCTCATACTACGCTTCTCTGCGATTGCGACTCCATAAGAATTTTGATTGTTATTAGGAGCGGCTTCTCCAAAAGTTTCTATAACCTTTTCTCCCATTCTTGCGGTTGCTTTTATTATAATACATTTATTGTCTGGAGAGTTATATAATAACTCATAAGAAATTGTTATATTGTTTTTAGCAATTATCTTTTCGATTCCAGACCTCGTGAGGATAGTATAGAATTTATGCTTAAAATAGTCCTCATCTGTTAAATTGTTTTCTATAAATAATCTATTTAAGATTTCCTGTTTTGTTTCTTTCATAATTAAAATGGTCTTATAAATTAGACATAGCAATCTTAATCACTTGCCTTCGCATCATTCGTGAATTCATATATTTATTTTTATAGTTAAAGTGCAATAATAGTAATTATTTTTAATAAAACATAAAAAAATTATTAACAATCATAATGTTAATAACTTATAAACTTTTTTTACTATAATTTGCTTTGTATATAAAAAAATGTTTATATATTTGTGTCATACAATTAAAACAAGTATTATTAAAAATTTAGAAATTATGTTAGTATCAATAGAAAAAAAGAAATTTATATTTAATGAGTATGTAGAGCAATTAGACTATACATCTGCATATGATTTAGTAATGGAATTATTAGACAACTCTTATTGTGAGCAAGGAGATATAAAAGAAATGATAGAAATATGTGAATTTTGTTTTTCAGATTCACACTATTACTCAACTGATTATGATAATTTAGAAGATGATGTAAAAGAATCTCATAATGATTGGGTAGAGAATAATTGTTAATACCTATAACAAGTCGTCTGAGCGACTATAAATAGACATTAGGCTCAGAGCGTCCCTCACTAGCTGAGGGGGTTGTATAACCAAATTAAAAAGAATTATGTCAACAGTATTTAAAAATATAGAATGTAGTGTTAGTCAATTAGCAACTACAATGACTTTAATAGACAGCTATATTAAAGAACAAAAAGAAATGATAGAACTATACAAAGAACAATTAAACGGATCAGACAACACAGAGCAAGTTCGGTTTTATCAAACTACTATTAAAGACAAAAAAGCTAACATCAAATCTATGATTGCTTTACAAGAGCAAATGGAAACTAAGGAATTAATCACTAAACATACTTTATAATGGTACAAGAATATATAATAACAGGAGAAGGATATTACAACACGCAAGTTGCAAGTCCTGTGTCTTTAAAAGAAATTGGAGACATAAAATGGTCAAGAGGTGTCATTCGTTTTAAAGGCACAGAAGAACAATTAGATGCTTTTTTAGACACGTTAATACAAGATGAAACGTATTTTAAATATAGAAGCTGTTTCACTAAAGAGGAGTACGATAACCTAGAAAGAATTTTTTTATTATGAGATCAACACACTTAACTAGAACACTAGACTATTTGCATGAATTTGGAAGCATAACAACACTAGATGCTTTTAGAGACTTAGGCAATACGAGATTATCTTCAACCATATTTCTACTTAGAAAAAAAGGACATAAAATAGAATCTGATTTTATTGATGTTCCAACGAGGTGGATATTAGACAATGGAGACAGGAAGTTCACGCAAGTAGTTCGGTATCGACTAATTGCATAGCCAAGAAAATATATATACCCCCTTTTATTTTTTCTTTAATTTCTTTACTAAAACTTTAAAATCCTCGCGCATAGTTTTTATGTCATAAACCTTTTTGTTGTTTTTGTCATAAGTATAATATGCTCCAAGTTTTAGTTTCTCTTTATAAATATTCATATTACAAATATAATTAATTAATCTTACCATTCCAACGTCCTCCCTTTTCTAGTACCATAGGCAATAGCTTAGGTTGTCCGTTTATTATTATTCCACAGCCTAAGATCACTCTAGCACTATTGACCTTATTGTACGCATAGGCTCTGGAATTATCGTCTATTAAACAGCCTACCATCATTGACCAGTTCAAAGCCATAGGATTGCTTGTATAGCCTATGTTAAACTCTGTGTGATAGTGTCCTTGAATTACGCACATTCCCATTTCTTTGGCTAAAGCTAAGCCGTTCTTTTTCATTCCATGTGTCATAAATACTGTCTGTCCGTTGTTCATTGTGTGCTTATAGTCTGCATACCATTTCCAGCCTGTGCCTACGCCAATAACTTCGTTATAGTCTTTCAGCATATAGTTTGGTATTCCGTGCGTCTTAGAGCGCCTGTAAAGCATTGAGCCGTGATTTGAATGTACTAGAGTCATTTCTGGAAATAGCTCCTCTAGCTCTTTAAAAACTTTGCGAGCTTTGAGAGTTTCGTTGTGTTGTGTGTCTAGCTCTTGTTCTTTTTCATGATATGACAGTCCGTGAAAGTCAGCTTCGTCTCCTACATTCCAAACTAACGTAGGCTTGTAGTATTCTTTTATAGCTCTAAGAAAGCGAATTGAGTCTTGGTGATGGTATGGAATATGGAGGTCAGAGATAATTAATATTATCTCATTTTCTTTTTGTCTTGACTCTTTGACCTTGTCGTGTTCTGACTTGGTTAGCCTTAGACGATATGTTCTTTTATCTTTTATTTTCTTTTGATTTTCTCAATAGACCTTCCAGCAAAATAAGCTGAATAGCAACACAATAAAAGCGTCTGGTAAATTGGAATATATGCTGACGAGATTTTAAACTCGCCAATGTTTCCGTCAAACACTGATATAACCACAAACACGAAGGTCAAAAAAATTAATGTTAGTGGTCTGATATTTGCTGGTAGCCAACCAGCCTTAGCGTCAGCTTCCCAACGCCTAGTGACTTGTTGTTGTGCGTTAGACTCAGCGTTAGCTAAAATTTCACGCATCTTATTTTTTAAGGCTAGCTTCTCCTCTTTGGTTGTCACTACTTCGTCTATAATTTCTGAAGCATTTCCGATTAATGATTTAAAAATCCCTCCTAGCATTATAAAGAATTGTATTTAATTAAAGGTCTGTACTTTGTTTTATTGTCCATATCTTTATAGGCAACTAAAGTCTCTCGTCTATTGTCTGATACTTTCCAGCTCAAGTGTAGCCAACTTGGAAACATAGGATCACTCAAAGCGGACGAGTCCCCAAATTCTAAGATGCACTGGTCATAGTCTAAGTCTAAGTCTATCAGTGCTTTATAGATTTTAAGGTTGTCCATTTTGCCTCTGCTAACGTGTTGAATGTCCACCGCTTCATAGCGACAATGCTGGCTGGACGCACTTGATCCGATAGCCTCTGACAAAGCTGGACACCTGTACGCTGAGGTTACTCTGATAGAGCCTATGTGATTCCTCAATGGCTGTAACAGATTAACGCACAGGAGTCTCAACTTTATGATTCCTTCTTTTGTTGCTGAATTATCAATACATAATCTTTGTGCCGTAGCACTAAAAATCATTTCTTGCAATGTGAAATTTTTAGTTAACTTCATTCAAATTTTGTTAAATAAATTTTATCAATAGCCTTTTGCAAATCACTAATTGACAAATCTAATTGCATCATTATATTTGCTTCATACCTAGCAACCTCTATACTATTGTCAAAAACTATAATTGTAGGAACAGCAAGTATGTCGTATTTTTCTTGCTCCTCTGGATTGTGACATATTACAACGTCAGCTTTTTCGCAATCTTTTAAAGATGTAATATTGTAATTATTTTCAGAGTTCCATTCACTATTGTAGTGAACAACTTTAACTTGTGCAAAACAAGAGCCTATGCAAAAAAAGAATAAGCCTATTAATATGTAAGGTAAATTAGTCATTAGTCCATTTTGTCTATCTTGTCTCTCAAATACTTCATGTCTTCTTTAATTTCTTTTACGTCTTCTTGAGTGCTTAAAATAGAGCCTCTAATTAATTTATCTTTTAGCTCGAACTCTTTTTCACTAATAGGCATTTCTGGTAGCATCTTAGCTTCTTCTATGTCAGCTTGTAGCGTAAACCACATACCTACGAGGGTAACAATTAAAACCACAATTCCGCCTAGTGTTTTAAGGCTAATTTGAAACTTTGAGTCTTCAGATAGTTCTTTCATTTGTTGCAACTTTTATCACATTTTTTACCAGAGAATTTTTCTGTCGCACTAAGTCCAAAACACCCTAACACAATCCATGTGAAAGAATCGTATATGAACTCATTTATGACGAGGTCTTTGCCTATCCAGCCAGTAAGTAAATCTGCTATCATTATTAAACACATTATTAAGAAAGCTATAAAACCTATTATAGACTTTTCGTTCCAATCGTTGTTATCTTTGAATATATCCATTATAATTTATATTTAATTAAACCATTTTCTATGTAAATTCCTTCGGCTCTTTTTATAGTTCTACCATTAAGATCATAAAGTAAGCCTGTATTTTTTGACTTGTCTAACACTTCTTGCATACCACTATTGCAAGGTAGTCCAGTTGTGCAATCAATATAGTCTGTTATAATGATTTCTTGAAACTCTACAATAGTGTCTGTTAGATATTCTGTTTCTATTATTGTTTCAACAATAGTATCTGTTTGTATTATTGTGTCTGTTTGTATTACTGGAACTTCTACATATATTGTGTCACATTCTGGAGCTGGTGGAGCGCACTCAGCTAGTGTTGTAGGAACAACGTCTTCTCCCTCGTCGCTAGAATCGACACAGTCTACCCAGCCGTCGTTTATCCAAGATGTCTGAACACAGCCGTCTGGAGAGTATTGCGTCCAGTTGCTAACGTCATCGCCACAATAGAAACCATTAGCCTCTGCGCAAGCTATACACAGTGCTTCAAAGTCATAGTCTTGTGCAAAAGAAAAAGAACTAATAAATAATAACAACAATAATTTTTTCATAATTAAAATATTAAATAATTAAACCCAAACTTACACTCGTAGACAGGCTTGTCCCAGTATTTTAAATGTGTACCCTCCACAAACAATCCTAAGTGCTTTGTAACTTTAGCGCCTAAAACAGCTCCAGAATCCCATTCTAAGCGTTCTAAGGCACTTTCTCCATACTCGTAAGAGTATTCGTCCAAACCATAGTGTAAAGGCATTAGATTCGCCCAAACGTGAACCCAGTAGTTTGGAGTATATTTATAGTATGATAAACCAAGCACTAAGCTAAGCTCTCTTTGCATACCTAAAGCCTCAAGTTCTCTTGTGTTAAAGTCTGCTATGGCTTCGCCAAAATAGTGTTTGTAGAACTCGTCATTTGATGTTGCAAGTAATTCGTTGTTTTTAAACCAGTTCCATTGACCATTGACAAACTCGCTACTATATCCAAACTCCTCTGCTAGTTGTGGAAAAGACTGTTCTCCTGCAATCCAAAAGTCATCTATCGGTGTATAGCCATAAGCATCATGAACTCTATATAGTCCTCCGAGTGTAACGTCAAAACCTCCTTTTGTTAGTCTTAATCTAGCATCTAAAGAGTTGTATCTAAGATCAACTTTTTGTTTGTCAGTGTATTGTGCTTTAATTACAAATCTTTTTCCCAAGTATCTAAGCCAGTAATTTTGCTCAATAAGTGTGTCGCCACGACTGCGTATATACGAATAATTAGCAAGATACTCAAAACCAACAGCATTGGAAATAGTAACATTTTCTGAAACATTGTATTCTGTACCTGTGAACCAAGTTCGTTTTTTCTGTTCATACGCATAGCGAGCAATTTTACGGATTCCAAAACTTAAATTGAAATCATATTCATTAATCTTTGTGACATCTTCGTAGCCTTTGTCAACAGAAATATAGTCTTGTCTTTCTACCATACTTGTATTCATATTCATAGATGTATAAATAGTAGAATACTTGAAGAAATCTATTTGCCCAAAAGACAAAAACGGTATTAATAATAATAAGTATTTTATCATAGCACTTTAGTATAAGCATAAGTTACATAAACATCACAAGTCCAACCCCCATCAAAATTATCACTTGAATACATTAAAAAAGGTTTATTTAAAATTGTTTCTGTACAAGTTCCATTTGGTACAAATGCTCCTGTAAAACAAGCAGTAATACTTTTTGTGCTTCCATTCATAAAATCTCTAGCAGTATTCCAATAAGCAGATGTATCATCAGACTTATAGCCAAAATATAAATTTTCACTAGAGGATTCTGTTGAAGCTGCATAAGTAGTTAATACCGTTACATTGTACACTGTTATCATATAACCGCTTAAAGCCCCTACTAATGTTTTAAACGTGCCTGCTCCGCCTGTAGCTTTCATAGCGTGTAACTCTGCGTTTGATACAGATATTTTGTCTGTTTGTATTAAGTATTTTGCATCAAACTTTTTGCTAGTTCCGTCTGCTCCAGAACTCGTGTCGTTTACATCGACCACCATAAATAAATCGCCTGAACCTAATTGTTCCTCAATTGCTGTTAAATCTGTTACTCTTTTGGCCATTGTTATTAATTTTATTTAGTTTTTTAATATATTTTTTTAGTTTTCTAAAGTTAATCAAGGAAAACTTTGTGTTGTATTTTCCCCTCATTAACATATATTTTTATATCCCATTCCAGCTAATAAAGCCTTAATCTCTATGTCGTTAATATTAGTGTCCATATTTATACCGCTGTAAAAATTACGCGTAGTCGGACTAATATCTGAGCCAGTGTTCGAACTGTATTCTGGAAATAGTGATGTGTTATTAGTTAAATAAGAAATCATTTGCTCGCGGTAGAACGCTCCCATGTCAAGGGCGGAATCAATGAGAGGCTGTATAGCGTCATAACTTGCTGACGAGCCTTGCTCACTATTCATTTCAGAAATTGAGTGACGCGCCGCCCTTAGACGTAACACAGGGTAGAGAGTAGCGAGAGTATATTGACAAAGACACTTGCCTACATAATCTCGTAACAAGATCAAATAGTTTCCAGCTGGAGTGCCTTGCACTTCTGTTTTAAGTTTCTCAAAAAGGTCTGTGCCTAAAACAGGCAAAATGTATTTATCTTGAGCTAACATAATAACAGGGTGTATCAAGTTTGTGTCCACCGATTCTGAAATCGTTGTATTTTGTTTTAGCGTATCTGCGCTTATTAGAAGTGTGTGTGTTACAGGCATAATTTTTTTATTTAAACGTCTTGAACATTTCTATCTGTATAATCTAAACTTATTGGTTTTCCTCTACTGTCTTTTACTTTTGTTTTTGTTTTCATAGCCGCATAAGCCTGCTTAACAGGATTGTCGTCTGTGTCTCCTACCGCCATTGCAAAATCAAACTCCACCACATCAATAGGAACTTTATTGTTTGTTCTTGCTGAGGCATCGTGGAAAATTTCTGCGAATACTGTTGCGGTTGATTTTTTTGCATTGTATTCTATTTTGTATATTTTATGATATGCGCTGTTAGATGTTATTCCTGTTGCGCTTGTAAATGTATATTGTAAAGCCATATTTATTATCCTACGTTTGTTTTGTAACTTCTTTCTTTTTCTTTTCGTGGTTTTAGGAATCCGTGATTCTTCATTCTCCACGTTGTTTTTCTCATTTCCGCGTCATCAGGCATAGGCATTTTTCCGTTTGCAAAAGCCTGTGATACTTCTCTAAAATTATTTAATGTTCCGTTTGGTAGATACTCTCCTTCTTGATATTCCTTTCCGTCAACATCTACAAACGTTGTTCCTTTAGGTACTATACGTCTGAAATAGAACACTCGTTCCCAGCGATGCTTGCAATTAGCTCCTCCTTTATATAGTGCTATATTATAAGTATTAGAACCTCCAGCTCCAAATCCTTTGTTAACAGCTTTAGTAGACGCTTTCTCCAAGTCTTCCATTCTATACAATGTTCCAGCTATTGACTTAGCAACCATCTTTTGACAAAACTCTCTGCTAGATATTTGTCCAGTCTTTTTATTTACTGACAACGTTTGCGAGTATCTATACAAAATTCTAAACATTCCTATATCGCTAGAACTATCAGCGACATTTGGCGTGCCTGCTGGAGCGTAAGCGAACTCATGATAACGCTTGTCAATCTTGTCATCGTCTATTGAGTCAACGTGTGCTTCAAACCATTCGTCCTTGTCTAGTGTTATTCCTATGTCATCAAAAAACGAAATGTCTACATTGTCGTCTTTTATAGCTTTTTCTTTAGCGCTTTTTTTAAACTCAGAAACGCTAGTGCTTATCTTTTTTTTTTTAAGGTTTCGCAAGATGTCTTTTAAGTTTTCCACTAAAGGCTTAGGCTCTGGCGTATCTGCAAAGAACCTTTGTGCAACTTCTGGCGGTAGCTGTAAGAACTGAATTAAGAATACAATCGCTTGATCTTTGCTCAAAATTCCTTCTTGTACCTTAGCTACAATGTCTATTGCACTACTAATTTGTGCGCCATTATATGAAGCCTCAACGTCTTGGACTACCTCTACTTCTTCTTCTTCAGGCATTTCTTCTTCTATTGGTTGTTCTACTACTTCTCCTGCTGGAGCTACTACTGTGTCTTCTGTAACTTCTTCTATGTCTATTCCTTCTGTCTGTTCGTCTATTGCGTCAATCATGTCTAAGTCTAAGAAGTCAGCAGGTTTAAGCGTTTTAAAGTATATGTCTAAACTATCTATCCCATTAATTCTAAATATCTGGTCAAGTGATTCTAAGAGTGTGGATTGAAACGGCTTGATGCAAGTTGAATTATAAAGTGAATACGAGTCTCGAAGCTCATCGGCATTGCTTCCAAAACCAGACTCAGCTTTCACGCCAAAAAGGAGTGGGGACGTGACTCTATGAGCTGTGAGAATTTTTCGACTAACTTCTTGCGACAAGAACTGATACTTGTCGTCATTGTCTCCTGTGTTTAACGGCACAATTTCTGGTGTTGTTTCTTTGCCGTCGTTAAAAGTTATAATTAGTTTTCCACTGTTCCCAGCTCCAGAAAAGCGCGCATTCAATTTACGCTCAACCTCTTGACGCTCCATGTCTGTCGGAATCCCATTCGAAAAATTAATCATACAACTAGGCATAAAGTTGTTGTCTATATTAGCTAAATGTAGTTCCGCAATCGACATGTCAAGCTGTATAAAATCCGTCCCACCTACATAGTCACAGATTCCATAGTAGAACGATTGAGGGTTGTATTCCTTAACTTGCATTAGTTGACTTGTCTCTGTTCTGTCTTCTGGATTAAAAGCCTTTATAATTCTTGGCTTGTATTTTCTTATATTGCTCCAGTCATAACAATAGTAATACTCATTAACCTTGCCGTAGCCGTCAGCCTTTCCTGAGCGTATATACTGCGCTGGAATGTGTTTTATTTCATGGATAGCCGTTTTAGCCTTATTCCATATTACGTTGATGTAACACGTTCCAAATAGCTTTAAATCGAATGCTAGGTTTTTTATTGTGTTTCTACTTCCAGTTTTTAGTAGTTTATTAAACTTTAGTAGTTGTTCTTTTGCATCGCCTTCTAATTCGTCTTTGTCAACAACGTCAAGACCTTGACACGTTCCCTGCTGGTCTCCAGCAATCATGGCTGACACTCCTTTGATAATAGCTGAATTGATCCCAGAGCCTGTAAATAGTTCTATTAAGTATTGAGGATATAGATTGTCTGCTCCGAAATAGATGTACTCTTTGTCATCTTTTTCAACAATGTGAGGTATGTTATAGTGAGCAAGCTCAACTACTGATAGGTCGTATTTGTTTTTCTTTTTAGGCATTATGTTATTGGTGTATTAGTTAAATATACAACTTGCTCTTGGTCTTCTAAATATTTATAATATTTTGTAGCAGACTCTTGTGGGGTTGCTACTTTTACGTTAGCTAGTCCTTGATAAACCACTCCATAAGTTGCATTAGGCGCTAGATTTGTAGACGTTGAGTTTTCATATACAGAAATGTCATAAACGCCATAAGGGAATTCTCTTGTTCCAAAAGCTACCAAACCTAAAGAGGGATTTTCAAGAGACAAGTCCGCCACAGTTAAAAACAACATCGCAAAATATCTTTGCGCCCAAGTTGTGTCAGTCGATAGTGCAATAAATATTTTATCCTGATTTGTCTCTTGGCTAGTCATTTTAATTAAAGGATTGTAACTATAACCAGACGTGCCTAATTTAAAAGCAAATCTGTCGTAAACATTTAAACGAATATAATGAGAACTAGAACTTACTGTACTTTGTGGAATTTGTATCATATTTTCTCAAAATACTTGTTTATAATGTCTGGAATTATTTCCTGTAATTTTTTTTGCTCTAACTCACTCAAGGCGTTAATATCAAACAATATAGTGTTTTCCTTATATTCGTCTCTAACCTTCCAAGTCATTGTCTATTGCTTTCTTTTGTTTCTTTGCTTTTTCAAAATACTTGTCTCCCCATGCGTCCTTAGCACATTGCAACTGGTGTTGATTCATTTCGCCAAGAGGTATTTTATAACCTAGCGTGGTTTGAAGATACTCTTTTTTAACTATTATCATGATGTTACTTTTTTATAAATATAAATATTTACCTTTTGTTTACAAATAAAAAAGGCAACCGAAGTTGCCCTTTTTAAAAACAGAATAGAAAACTCTTATTAAACTGGAGTAGTTCCAGCTGTTATTGTAGGAACATTAGAAGTCCAAGCATCGAATGGATAGCCTGCTGTGCCTTCTCCTGCTGTTGCTTTCACAATGTAATTCTCTTTTTCTTGAGCTGTGAATGTTAGCGTGAATCCAGAAAGATCGCCCTTCGCTGTTCCCAAAGACATAGCGCCAGCCGTACAAGTTGCTCCGTGTTCCGCTCCCATTAAGAAACAATTATCGTTGTTATCTAAAACAAAGATTTGACATCTGCCTTTGATAATATTATCTAAGTTTGGAATGTCTTCTTTAACAATCTTTTGCAAAACTACTTCTAAAGTTTGCTCATAGAAAGTTGTTCCAGTAGCATTGTCTCCAGTTACGTTAGCATTAAAACCTGTCGTTCCTTGTCTAAGGTCGTATTTAAAGAACGTGTGTGCTGAGTTAGCGTCTGTTAGCTCGTTAGAAGACTTTGCAAGCGTAGACAAGAAGTCAGCCGCATAAGTAATCAAATAGATAGCCTTTACGCCTCCCACCACATCACGGCAAGAGACGAGTCTCCCCTCGCTGACATTACACGCAAAATCGTATTTTTTATTAGCCATTTTTTATATTTTAAAAGTTATATAAAAGGGAGGTATATTGCAACCTCCCAGTTAAAATCATTATGCGTAAAGAACCATGTCAGAACCAAATGCGTAGTTAACGCCAGCGTTAAATCGCATTATCATTCTAATATTGTCAGAGCCGTCAAGTTCAGCCATGTCTAAAACACGAACTTCGCTAGATGATCCGTCAGTTCCAAAGAACATATTAGACGTTCTTCCAGCTACCATTGTGTCAGCCGCTAAGCCTGGAGCTTCCGCTAGTTTAATTCCGTTAAATACAAGTGGAAAATCTGCTTGCATATGGTATTGATTTTGATAACCAGCTATTGCTTGGTTTTGAATGTATAGTCTCCAAGCGCTTGTAGGTAGCCAGATTTTTAAATCATCTTTTCCATATACAGCAGAAGGTATAGCATCAATTACTTTTATTAACTCCTCGTCAATATTAGAGTTAGTTAAAGTTGTTCCAGTTACGTCGTTTACATCTGAATCAGCCGCTAGTAATAATTTAAAGCCATCAAACTGTCCGTCGTTTGATCCGTTTCCGTCCCAGATTGACTGTTGAATTTCTTGAGAAACTCTCTCAGCTGTTTGTCCAATTAAGTAATCAGTGAACTCTAAAGGTAGAGTGCCGTTTAAGCCAGCTGTCATGTTTTGACCTTCCCAAGAACTTAAAAATTCTTTCTTGCAAACTTGAGTGTTTACATCTAAATTTTTAGGTGTTAAGACTCTTTCAGCATAAGTAACTGTTCCAGAGTCATCAAAATCACAAGTAGCATTAGCCATTAAGTTACCAGCCGTTCCAGCAACAGTAATTTTTCTTAAGTTAGCTTTGTACTCTACATTGTTTAAAACTGTCAGTTCGTTGTTTGCGATAGTCTTATTAGAAAGCAACGCCGCTGAGATATATCCAGCCGCCGCTTCTCCTGCATAGTTTGAAGTTACTGACTGAGTTAAGTCATACTTCTTAGATAAATTCTTTTTCATTTTTTAAGTATTTAGTTTTTGTTTACGAAATATGCTACTCTTTCCTTAACTGAAAGTTTAGACAAATTAATTTCTTGATTATTGTTAACACTTGGCGAAACATTTACGCCGTCATTAGATGACTCATTTTCTAAGCCACTAAATTTTTCTTCCATTGAATTAAGGCGTGTAATAATTTCGCCCATAACGTCAGTAGATAGGTCTGTTGTTTCCTTAGAAAGCTCCTCAGTTTCTTCAGCCGCTTTGTCTCCAAATACAGCTTTTTCTAACTCAGCAACTCTGTCTTTCATTTCTTCGAAAGTTTTTGCCCAGTCAGTCTCCTCTGCTTCTGACTCCTCCGCCATTTCTTCAACTACAACTTCTTCTTCTACAACTTCTTCTTCTTCGCCAAAACCAGCTACTCTACTTTCAGCGTCGATTCTTATTTTCGAGTTGTCGTCTAGTGTGTAGATTCCTTGTGCTAAAGATTCTACCTCGCCTGCATCGTTTATAACATAAACCTCTGCGCCTATGTCAAATTTTTCAGCGTCTGTTGCTATGACTCTTGCGTCATCTAGGATTGCTTCTGCATACATATTGATCTTGTATGTCTTCTTTTTAGATAGCTTTAAAAGCTCTTTGATTTTTTTTATTGAACTCATGTCTTGACTTTTTTTATATATATTAATAATTATTAATTGTTCCTATTCAAAATAAGGAATCAGCGATTTACAGTTTTATTTTTTATTGCGGCACACACTTTTGCGGCTGTTTCTTCATTGCCGTATTCAGCCATCTGGTCTCTCATACATTGATCCCAGTCGTATTTGGCTAAATAGTCAGAGCTTGTGTATTTCTTTTTCTTGTACTTTACTTTCTTTTTTCTTTTCTTCATTAGCTCTTGGTGTGACTTGCAAGCCATAAAATAAACCTCTGAATCAATTTCGTGTGCATGACTTCCAATACAATCAAAAAATAGCTCTCCATAAAGTTCTGCTTTTTCAACATCTTTATAGACTGGTGTTCCGTCTAAGGTCTTGTCTGGCTTTAATTCAGCATTTAAAAGAACGTCTTTAATTTCGTCTAAGACTTCTTTTTGTTCACATTCTACGCACTCCTCAGCTAAATCTAATATGTCTTGTTTTTGCATTTCAACAGCTCTGTCAACGAAGTAGCCTTCTATCGAGTAACCTCTTAGCTTATTTTCCTTGACCTCTTTCCACACCTCGTCGTTATATATTTTCATTTTTACAAACCAACTTCCGACAGGCACGTCTTGGAATCCGTATAAATTAGACTTGTCGTTTTTGTCTTCTTTAATCCATGTCTCTATAACGCTAACGCCTTCAATGTCTTCTTTGTGTTCTAAGGTAGCGTTGTTGTTTTTTAAGCTATTCATAAATAACTCTTGTGCTTTCTCTATTGTTTCCTTAGAAAAGAAAACTAAATACTCTCCGTCTTCTTCTGAATATCTTGGAATTTGTTTTTCTGGAATTAAAGCTACTCCTACTAAAGTTCTTTTGTCTTCGTTAATTTTTGCTAATGATACAAATTTGTCTTTGTTTAAAGCTACCCACCCTCGCTCAATAGCTGGGTTTGCAACAAGGCTTATAGCCTGTATTCCGAAGATGTCTTCTGTTTCGTCTATTAATAATTCAACTATTTTTGGCTTCTTCATTTGTGTTATTTTTTATAAATATATTTAGCTTAATTTTGTTTACAAGGTCGCTTGTGTTTCTAACTCCTCTTGCAGTGCTTGAGCATTGCTAATATCATTCTCAACAACATAGGCTTGAATAGTTTGATCTTGTTGCTCGCTCTCAATAGTTTCTGTTAATTGTTGAGGTATCATAGATTCGAACTGTTGACCAGTAGGTCGATTAGGCGAACCACCAGCAGAAACGCTAGGAGTGCCTCCACCTCCTCCGCCTCCTCCTGGAACTTTTCCTAGTGTAGCTTTTGCGTTTGCAATTCCTGTTAATACTGTTCCTATCATTTGTGCTAAGAATAAAGGCTGAGAAATTACAGCGGCTGGCCCAGTACCTGCGGCGGCGGCTGTTGCTCCTGCAATAGCACTAGAAATACCTTTAGCTGTGTCAATAAGTATTTGAGCCATAGCGGCGGCTTTAGCGCCTTTTGTGCCTTCTTTTAACAAACCACTTATTCCAGCAACAACGCTTTCAGTAGCGGCTAAGCCAGACTGTATTGTTGCGTCTTTTAGCATAGCTGTTTCTGCGTCTAATTTTCTTTGCTTTTTGTGATACGCAACAAAGGTTTGAATTTGTTCTGCTGTGTGGTTTTCTACAAATTGTGCTCCGTCCTTAAAAGTTTGTAGCATATATTCAATGTCCGCGTCTAATAAGTCTTGCTTTGCTTGTGCTTCGGCTTTTTCAGCGTCTTTAAATTTTTGTCTAATATCTTCAAGACCTTTTACAAGCTCATCGTTTATTTCGTTGTGTAAAGTTTCAAACCTTTCCACACTTAATTGTTGAGCGTTAAATTGTTCGTTTATTAAATCTCTCCTTTTTTGAGCTTGCTGTTCTAGTGCTTTTGTTTCTTTTTCTTCTGCTGATAAATTTCTGTCTAAGATTTCATCTTTAAATCTTTGGTTTGTTTTCATTCTATCCAAAGCCGATTGTCTTTCAGCCGCTTCAACCTCTTTAATCTTAGCTAGCTCCTCAGCTTTTTCTTGTTTTGTTTTATTAATAGTTTCTTGCTTAATAGCATTGATTTTATTATTAAGCTCTATTTGTTTTGTTCCAGATTCTTGTTGAATATTAAACAAGTTAATTTCAAGTTCTGCTAGCCTGTCTAAGTCTTCAGCTGTGTTTTCTCCCATAGCCATTTGCTCTTGCTGAATCCGTACAGCTTCTTCTGCATTTGCAACTCTTTTGTCTAGCAATTCTTGTTCTATTGCAAAGGCTTTTTGTGCCGCTTCTAGCCTTACTTCTTCTGTCTTTGACTGGTCTTCTGCAATTAACTTTAACGCCTCTACTTCTGCTCTTTGTTTTGCTGTTTCTACATTTAACTCTCTTTGACTATCTCTTAGATTTATTGTAGCTTTTGCTAAATCATTAGCTAGTTTTATTTCTTTTTTAATTTCTGTGCCTATTCCTGCTAAAGCGTTTTTCATGTCTTTAGCCGCTCCTTTAAAGTCTCCTTTAAATACCTTAATTATAGAGCCTCCAAAATTAGCTATTCTATCTGTGATGACTTTTATTGCCGCTCCTAGTGTTGCAAGCGTTGTTTCTAGAAGCTCTGCTCCTGCTTTTGTTTGTGAAAAGTATGTTGCTAGTGATCCTATCGCTACAACAAAAGCTCCTATTCCTGTTGATATTAAACCAACTTTAATTGACTTAAACATTAGTTTTCCAGAAGCGGCTGTTGCTTTAAAAGCCTTAGAAACACTACCTAGACTTGTGCCTAGTATGTTAACCTCTCCCCAAGCGTTGCTTAAACTCGTTCCTAAGCTCTCTGCATCGCCTTTAGTTTTCTTTAAATTAGAACCTAGCTTGTCTACTTTTTTGCCTCCATCAGAAGCTCCTTTGACGTTTATATTTACATTTACATCTTGCGCCATATTATTCTTTTTAATTCTTTAAACATTCTTTTAAAACTTGAGTGTTTCTCATTTAAGCCATAAAGGAAATCGTATTGCTTGTCTTTAAGCTCTATTGAGTTTATAATTTTTAATTGTGCTATCATTGAGATAGTGCTAAATTGTATGTGATTTTTTAATTCCATAGTAAGTTTTCGTAATCTTGTAAATTAATTGGATTCTGGTCTTGATATAAAGCGTAGTTGGCTTTATATGGATAATTTAAATTGTTAATTTCTTGAACGTCCATATCTAAATTAATAGTCCATATTCTCTTAGTTGTTCCAATACTGTCTAATAAACCTATTCTAAGCTCTGACTCTGAAACATCAATATAAAGACTAACACGCGAAGTCGTTTGATTTAGTTGATACTCCTCAACTCCACCTGCTGTTCCTATTTGTGTGATTGTTCCATTCATACTTATAAAAGCTGTATAGTGTGCTATTATGTCTGTATGGCCAAGCGTATATGAAGCGTCTTCTCCTCCTATTACTGTCACAGTAGCTTTAACATTTATTCTTGTGTTGCTATTAGGTGGAATTTTTATTCTGTCTAAAAGCTCGTCTCCTTGCACATAAGCATATCCTGTTGTAGTTCCTTCTGTATATCCTACTAACATAATTCTATGATTCTCGCCTTGTAAAGAGGGAACATCAATAGGTGTTGTATTATATTTTATTACAATATCGTCTCCATAGCTAGGCAATAAAGATTTAGTATATTTAGAAATATTACTACCTGTTCTCAAAGGTGTATTTGCACGTCCTAGCTTTTTAGATAACACGTTTTTTATTCCAGGATCAGAAAATATGTTTTTGTTGTTTGTAATGTCTTGTTTCCACAAAGGAGCGCTAGAAGCATCAGCCAAACACAGATACCTGTTATTGCTTGCTTGTGCGGTGTTATTCCATACAACCTGTCCACCCATGCTTATACAACATTGAGGCTCAGCATATAGTCCGTTTGGATAAGAAGGGGTAGCACTAGCGTCTGTCGCATCTACCCATAAATAATAACCATTATAAGTATTACCAATTCCAGATACTTCTCCTACTACTCTTGTACAACCAGCGTAAGGAATTAAACTGTCTATAACTTTTAAAAGAGTTACTTTAGTAGAAGCTAACTCGCCTACTTGATAATTTTGTATTTTTAGAATACGCCAGTAAGTGTCTTTTATAAATATCTCATCATTGAATTTAAAGTTTAAAATATCAACCTCGTTAAGGTTCAAATAACATTCCATTATCCTAGCGTCTGTACTATAAAGCTCGTCTAAATATACTTTCCAGTATTTAAAAAATAAACTATTTTGTGTTAAACTTACGTTGCCTCCTGGCTCATAATTAAACACAGTTGCGTCATAAGCTACTGGCGGCGCTCCACTCCAATACAAACTAGAGTTTGCAGACGTTAAAGTATATGACGAAAACGAACTTCCACTGCTAATATCATAAGGACTACAAAGAGGGTATTGCTGGAAACTATGATAGCTTATTGTGTCTGTTTCTGGTTCTATTGAGTGCATATAATAAGTTAAAGACGCTCCGCTCTCATCAACAACAGTAGTTCTTTCTCCGCAATAATAAAACAATTTAGGCTTTGTAGGTTCTTGACTTATTTCAACAACATTGTCGTCATCAACAGAATAACTGTATTCATATTGAACAACCATATTTGGAAGAAGTGTTTCGTCAAAATCGTAGTTTGTCCATACCTTGCTATTAATATATGGAGCAAAAATAGACTCATTTTTTAACACTCCTTTTGCAAACTGATTCTCTTGCTCCTCTTTTTTATAGTGTCCATACACATTAATATTTGGAAAACTTTCTTTGAATTCTTTGTTTAAATAGTCGTCGTCTTCTTGGTCTGAAAAATCTATTGTTTTCTTTTGAAGGTCTACTGTGTCTTTTATTATAACCTCTTTAGATGTGTCTAGCTTGTCTGTCCAATACTTTATACTACCCTGTCCAACATAGTCTCTGTAAGGCTCTATAATAAGGTTGGCGGCGTTATTAGGATCAGCAACTATAACTAAATTAAACCTTTGTATAATGTCTTTTAAAAAGGCTTTTTGTGTTATTTCGGGATCAATACAGGCAGGAATATCTATTGTGCTTCCGTATGTATTTCTGTCGTAACCGCTCCAATTTATCAGAACTCTACAATTACAATCAATAGTTGTAAAAGCTGTTTGACTATATATTTCTGACACAGTTCCAGTGTTACCAACATCAAATTTAAAATTGCTGGTAAAAGCACTTTCTCCTGGTCGCCAATTAGTTCTACGAATCCATATCCTAAACCTTGTTCCAACAGGAATGCTTTCTATATTTAAAGTTTTAGTAACAAGCAATCCAGGATAGCCGTCTGTATTTGAGTTTGTATTAATTTCTTTTGTTTCTACAACAAGCTCACTTCCAGCAATAAAATTGCCGTCTGAGTCTATTTCTACAAGTCTATATTCTAAAATTACGTCGCCGTTGTCGTCATCAGGATCAGTTCCACATTGAATTATATTGTCAGCGTCGACACTATGTCTTAAAGATATTTGATTCATTGTGGGATGTTTTTTTGTAAAGTAGTGACCTGCTTGAGTGTAAATAT